CTGGCGACCGCGGCACTGATTTACGCACTTGATCACTGGGGCAGGGCTAAGAATACTTTGAAGGGAAAGATGAAGTACTACAAAGAGGGTTTCTTCAGCAAACTTCTGAGAGCAATCTTTCACGCCCGAGACCTACCGAAGGACATCATGGATTGCAAGGATACAGAGGGTTGGTTCATCAGAGGTCCTAAAAAGAGACCGCTGGATTACATTTTCATACCACCAGGGTCACCCTGGATTTTGGATCAAGTCACCATTAAGCAACATTTCAGGCTGTTTGGTAAGGATGCAATAGTGCTGGAACCGGACGACAGTACTGTTAGTGAGAATTCAAAAGTGGCGGCCAAATTTTTTGAGCCGACTCCTGTCAAACCTCTGTTGAAGAAAGGAAAAATTTACATTGCTGTTGTCAAAGGTGAGCCTTGTATTAGGAGTGACCAGGTAAAAGAGGTACTTGGTTCACTCGACGACGTGGCCCTACAATCTGATGATACGCCAGCTGGTGCCATCATCATCAAAGACCTTGAAGAACTTGTGCAGTACAAGCAAACACTTGAGGACAAAGGTCAACCCGAAAAACTCGAAGAGCAGAAACCTGGAGGAATCGTTTCGGGTGTTACCCCGAAGGTTTTTCGTGAGGGTGAGCAAATATTGGTTGGAATGAAGTTGGGTTCATTTCAAGCTGTTGGGCCTGAATCATGCCCGGACCAAACATTTGGTCAATCACTCCTACACAAAAACCATGAGGGGAGAGTTGGTGTTGAACCACTTGTTAATCCTTATGCCAAAATCACTGTTGATACAAATCTGTCTCAGTTTGACAAAGAGTCAATCGAGGAATTTGCCACGATTGCCTTCTCTGAATATAATGATGCCTTACGGTCAGCACTGACATTCTTTCGCAACACACTGGATACAACAGGTGATGAGAAACGGCAGAGAGAGGGTGATGGTAGGTTCCTTACCAGAGAAACAGTCTTGGCAGATGATAATATTGAGTGGGTCGTTGAGAATGGTGTTGTCATTAAGAAGGAGCAAACATTGGGGGCATTACTCTTCGTCCCGAACCACTTTGCACCGTTTCATGCCCTTTTTACTGTCAGGTCACTGATGAAGGTGGAGTTGTCTGGAGCCCTGGCACCGAATCTGAGACTTGTGTCGGGTGTTCCGGGCTGTACGAAAACGTCCACATTGATAGAGACTTACCATAAAGATTGTGCCGTCTTCACCAGTACAGTTGCCACTAAGGATCAAATCAATGACAAAATGGGTAGTCGGGTCGCCTACACTATGGTGGGTGCTTGTTTGCAAGATTCAAACCCAAAGCCTTTTGCTCTGGTGGACGAGGTGTTTATGAACCATTACGGACAACTTCTGATGTGTTGTATCCACCATCGTGTTGGAACAGCAGTTGTCTTCGGAGACAGAGAACAGATTCAGTATATCTGCCGTTGCAGTCTCAGACCAACAAAATTTGCTTTGCCTGCAGTACCAGAGACACCCATGAACGTCAGTTTCAGAATTACAGTTCATGCTGCTTCTGTAATTTCTGACCACTACAAAGAAATTTTAACAGTTAATGATAAAGGGAGTGAGGGGGTTGTTAGGTTGATCACTTCGATTGACCAGCTGGACCTCAAAGACATTCCCGAAAAGACAGCAGTACTTACATTTGACCAAGCTACAAAGTTGGTCCTGTCCACAAAGACTAGGAGAGCAGGTACCATTATAAAAACTATCCATGAGGCCCAAGGAGAGACATTTGACCATGTTTACATTGTTCGTCAGAGAGACACGGTTATGGATCTCTTCATCAAACCCTCAGGTTTTGCTACAAATGCACACATGCTGGTCGGTATCACCAGACACACCAAGAGTTTCACTTATTGCACGGTCATTGAAGATGACTTTGCCAAGGCCATCCGAAAGAAGACGACTGGCAGAGCCGTTGGGTTGCAGTCGGCCCTTGAACAAAGAGGAAAAGTTGTGGACCAAATTAAACATATCATAGGGACATATAGACCTGGAGGTATGGATATCCAACCGGCGGGTTCACCACTTGAACCCTCAGTGTTTGTCCCAGTGACACACAGGTCCAATGAAGTTGGTTGTCAAGTAGGATTACCAAAAAAGAAATGGAAAATTCCCATTACGCGCAAGAAAGAGGTGGTTGTTGACGAGACTGAGGCACCACGTAAAACCCTCAGGGATTCGGTCTCACAATTGTCACTGGAAGTTGGAGGTGCCGCTTTTTCAGGTGAAAAAATTCAGAAGATTTACTCAATGATCAATGATCTCAAAAGACATATTGGTGAGGTTGCCAGGCTTGGCGGCCATGATCAGTTAGTCCACCCATCTGTAGGAGTGCAAACTGGTGTTCTGAGTTGTTCACAGGAGGTTCAGACTATTTCAGAGGTTCGTTGTTCAGAGGTTCAGACAGATACATGTTGTCTGAATACTGAGGTTCAGACTGACCCGGTCGACTTTGCAGAAGACCTAGAGGAGTACATAAGTGAGTTTGACCTTTATAGGTCGACAATGCAGGAGAGGCTGGATCTTGCTGAGTTGAGCCTCATGTTGAATACTGAGGAAAATGAGTTGCCTCCGGCCCCTGAGATGGAGTGGGATGACTTCGTCGATGGCTCCACACAATGTGAGATTTCTCAGGAAGACAGAGAAACACAAACAGAGCAACTAGGAATATCCTTGACCGCGACGGGACAGAAAATGGCAGTTTTTGGAATTGTCAAATCTGGAGATGGAATACTCATCGTACGTAATCCCGGTGGGCTTTGGTCACTACCAGGCGGAAAGATGAACTCTGGTGAAAATCTCACAGATGCAATCCAAAGAGAAATGTTAGAGGAGACCGGCCTGACGGTCCTCGATGCAGAGCCCTGGGCTGTTTTCGTGACCGACACTGTTTACGCAGTGATATATGAGGTCACATGTCTTGAGTCGGATGTTCTGCTGGCGTTCGACAACAGGAGAGACAAAAGTGTAACCCATATTGCCACTATTGAGTTGAATACCATGCCAAAAGTTTGGGATGAGTTCAGCCCAAACGCAGGAGAAACCATCGAGATGTACCTTACTTGCAGTAATTCTAACTCA